CCGTATCTTAAGAAGCCGCGCCCTAGTTTGCGGGCTGCGCACTGCGTCGCATAGCTCATCCGCCTCTATCGAAGCTTCCAGGATGCGCAACTTCAATACGATGGAATCAAACTCGGTCATGACAAATCCTCCGCGTGTGAGGATTACTATAGGTCATTCCGGGGCGATGTCCGCGCCAATCTCACGCATCTTGTCATAGACCCGCTGTAGCTCCTCGTCCGTGAGCGCGAGCCGCGCAGCAGCGTAGAACAGACGATCCTCGCCCATGACGCGCGGAGACTCCCCACCCGTGTACTTGCGCCACTGCTGCCCGCCCGCGAGCGCGAACAGTTCGGCCATTTCCTCACTGGTCTTATTAAGCGAGTCTTTGAGTTTGCGAAGGTCGGCGGCGGAAGGTGGGGAGTAGCGCATAGAGAAAGGCCCGCTTGCGCGGGCCAGAGGTTTAGTGGACGAACAGTTTTGCGAAACCTGCTACAGCCCCGATAGAAGCGGCCAGTGTGGCGAAGCCTGCTACGAAGGGCATCAAGAACGTTTCCCGCTTGAACTTGCCTGCCTCTGCGTTCAGCTTCTGTGTCTCCGCCATCAGCTTCGCAATTTCAGCCTCAGTCTTGAGAATGTCCACGGTCTTTTCCAATTCAATCGTCCTCTAGGGGTTGTCGGGTTACGCGGGTGCGTCGCCCATGTCCATAATACTAGCCCCTTTTGGATCACCCTGCAAGCTATTTCTTCACCGGCTCGATGCCCCAGCACTGCGCCGCCCGGCCGTCCTCGGGTATAGCCTCCGGATTGTGCTTGCACTTGTCGATGGTATCGAGGGCAACTTTGTAGTGTGACATCAGAAAGTCTACAACGTGGTCGAAATATGCTTGCTGCGCGATGCTATCGGGAGTCTCGCAGTCCGCTCCCATATGCGCCGGGTCAACTGCGGGCGGTACAGCCATGTATTCGAAGTTGAACGCCCCGACATCCCTTGCGATGTTGTTAAAGGTTTGCATGGCAGTCTGTGAATCCGCGCGGCTGGGGATGCACGATCCCAACGCGAGCGGGACGAACACGACGTTCCCTTTCAGGTACTCCCGGTCCCGGTATACCTGAATATCTCTCCGGAACTGCGCTACCATCGCGGCCTTTTCAGGCGTATCGATGTACCCGCGCATGTCGTCAAACTGGAAGTTCACCAACGTCCACGTCGAAATGTTGACGTTAGCCGCGTCAATCTCCGCATTCGTAGGGCCTACTCCATTGTTCTCGCTCATAACGATGTCGTGTAGCTTCGATCCGTTGATGATGCCGGGATACACGCCGATGTCTGCACCACGGGCCTTGAATGCGTCCTGCAAGCGGGTGATCGTGTCTTGCGAATCCGGCGTAACCGGGGACGATGCCGCAATATCCGCCGCAGCCATCATGCGGGCCTTATTGGTAGGTGATACGAGAGGCGCGCCGGAGTACGTAAGCTTGATTGCAGGCCCAGATGCAGCCGGGGAATCATCGCCGCCCCCGCAAGCGGCAAGAGTCAATGCGAGCAAAACAGCGGCCGTAGTTTGTTTGATCATTCTCGGAATCTCAGGTTTAGTTGTTTTGTACAGCAACCCCGACGCACAGTTTACATCGATCTTTCCAGTTTGAAAGCTAGAACCACGCGTAGACCGATTCGCGAACCACGCCGATATCGAGCGAGCCGTAGCTGGGAAACTCTGGAAGTCCTGCTCTCTGCGCGTCTGTGAGCGCTGCGGTAACGTCATCCGCCCAACGTCGCAGCAGGTCCGGCGACATAAGCGCTATGAACTGCTCCCGCGTGCTGCGGAAAACCTCTCCGCACTGTGCGAAGGGTGCGCCGAACGAGTCGTGAATCATCCAGAAGTTGCGGACACCGCGCGCGTACAGATCGTTGACGACGTAGGCCATATGCGACGCATCTACGCCGTGAACGAAGTTGGGGGCGACCCCGGCGCGTTGGTCGTTCTTGCTGAGGTCGCCCGTGTCCACTGTGAACCGTCGTTGCTTACGGCTTTCGGGGCCGCCGATCTGGGTCTCTAACGGAACGGATCGAGTACACGTCCGCGCCTGCTCCACGCGCAAACCCGCAGGCGTGCGCCAAACGAGAGGCAACCCCGCAGCCGTCATCACGTCGGACACAGCCTGCAAGTACGACATCGCGCGCAGCATCCCCGGAGCGACATCCGAGAAGCACGCGTTGATTTGTGCCGCGAGCCACATCGATTCCGCCTCCGGCGCGCCCGTCTTGTTCTGCACTTGCTCGCCAAACGTGTACGTTCCCGCGCTGTACACCTTCGTCATACTCGGGGCCTTCAACAAATCACGGTCGATAGACTTCTCGGCCCAGAATTGCAAGCGCGCCATCGTCGCCGTGTCGGCGTGATCGACAAGGCCGCACAAGCGCTTAGATAGTGCTTCTGCCATGCGCCCGTAATAGTCGTCTCCGCGTTCAGACGGAACGAGATTCACCATAGCGCCCGCCGACGCATCGCGAGTCATCCCGGCGAGCATTTGCACTCCGCTACAGCTTCCGTCCAGTGCGCCCGCAAGGCGGCTCCGGAACGCGTCCCCCTCCTCCCTGTACCCTACCCACTCGAAGCATGCGGCGAGAAATTGCCACGGCTTATCCGCCTTCATCCATTCCATGTTGTTTCGCGGGTCGGCCGCGACGCGAAGAATCGTAGATTCCTGGCTTAGGGTCCACGCCTCACGCTCGTCCGGCGTCCTATGAACCTTCTTGCCGCCCACAGTTACCTTGTCCTCTCCAGCGAGATTGCATAGGTGGATTGCGAGCCACTTCCCGCCGTCGCGCCCCAGTGGCGTCCCGTCCGCAAACTCCAGACAGCCCTTACACAGGTCAGCGCCTTGCGGGCTAATAAGGCTCGTCGCGGGATACATCCGGCCGCGCCAATCGAGATTCCACGGGAAATAAAACGCATCCTCGTCCACTAGCTCCACGAATGCCGATAGGGTAAGCGCGCTGCGGATCGTCTTGGCACGCCGCATCGATTCCGGCGTGTCGTGCCGTGTCTCGATGTACCGGCCGTTAATCACAGCCCCGCCCATGTCCTCTGCATTCGTTCGGAACGTCTGTGCAACCTCCAGCACGCGGCGATTCACACGGAACCGTGTCGCCTGCAACGCATTCAACGCAGATACGATCACCTCCGACTCAATCGGGCGACGTGTACCGCGAACTGCGGGGATTTGATCGTGCAGGTATCCGCCGTGTGTCGAGAATGTCGTCCACGGCACGGGCGGAACGAGCATCGGGCGACGCTCTGCGAAGTCGGCAACCAGCCCACCTGCCGCAACCTCGTCCAGAAACTTCCCGGTCAAGTGGTAGGTGTTTGGCTTCCGCACCTTGCTCATCATCTTGGTTTCGCCGGTACGCTCCTCAAGCCAGCCAGTAGCAGCGCAGAAGTGGTCCAGCAGCAGCAACGCTGCGCGCTCGTAGCCCAGCTCGCCATACTCCGGCGCACCTCCCGTCAGATTGCGGAGACGGCCCGCCAAAGCCCCCGCGAGCGTCTGCACACTCAGCGGCCTATCCGGGTCAGCCATCCGGCCCAACATGCCGCAAATCGCGTCCCAGGTGGCGTCCGCTTGAGCGGCGACATCGACGGCGTTTATCGGGTTGTACTTGCCACCCTTGTGTTCGATCTTGGAGACCTTCCGCTTGGTCTGCTTGGCGGTCTCCAGTGCAGCGCGGAATACGGCGAGTCCTGCGTAAAGCGCCTCACGGTTCGACAGGCCCGCGTCGTCGGTCGTGCGGCGGCTGCTCTGCGCTTCTCTGCACAGTTGCTTGATGACTTCTCCGGTATGACCCTGTTGTTGTAGTCGCTCGACATGGCGACGGGCGTACGGACGAACCTCGGGAATCTCGGTAAGGGATACTGCTACGGCCTTTTCGCGAAGGCTCTGGTACTCAGCAATCGAGTGCATCAACTCCTTATAGACGTGACAAGACCGCCGCTTATTTCCAAGAGGCTGTCAGAGGTGCGTCGCGCCATGGCGCGACGCACCAGGAGCCTAAAACTTCACAGGCCCGTTTAGCTCACTTGACGCGTTGGGCCACAGTGCTAGACTGCGGTTATCCTACAAACAAGTTTGTAGGATACAAAGGCACTCTACGGGTGGCTGTGGATCAATGCCATCAACGCATAAGTCACAGCGAGAACAACGTAGAGGGTTGCCGGATCAGGTCTCATATGAGGTCCTTTGAAGTGGCGTGAAATGGCGGGCGGGCTACACAGGTTCCTAGGCCGACGGTAGCTCGCCCGTTTGTTTAGCAAGGTAATTCTGCCTTGCTAACCACAATCGTAACGCGCCTCAAAGCGGTGTCCAAGAAGAATATCGACGACCTACACCCTTGACAGCGCTCACACGCAGCAGAGAGAAGGCATTCGGCGGAGAAAATTTATTTCCGCGTGTTTCGTGAACCCGAGGAAATATGCTAACGACGCTATAGCGTTAACGTTTGCGGGCCTTATTACGCAAGGCTTCTGGAGAAGCCCGTCCATAGCGTTTCTTGTCGCCTTGATCGCTACAACCCTTGCCCAAGTGCACAACTTATTCAACAGGACGAGTATCACCTAGGCTTGATTACGTGCACCTCGGGTGTCGCACAAATTCCTGACTTTGTCCTTGTAGCGCCCGCGCTAGCCCCACTGCGCTCCCATCGCCTCCGCGATACCGCTATAGGTTCGACTTCGCTCCTTCCAGCGATTGGGCCCTGGCGGCATCATATGCACCCTCGCCGCTCGGCCACTAACGATGTAGGTTGGAACCAGTACCGGCAAATTCTTCAACCACAGACACGTTGCCTTGGTCTCGCCGTGGCCGAATTGCCACGGCTGGATCACCTGGTCAGGCTTCCGGATGTGGCTACTAATGACGCTCACCGGGTTCTCAATCGCGATCTTGTCGACCGGAGCATCCATCAGCAGTCAGACAAACTCCAACGCTTCCGCCTGGTCTCGCCGTCGATTCGGATAGTTCGGATGCGGTCGCCGCTCGTTGGTCGGCAAATGCTTGTCGTCCGGGTGATACAGCCAACGAACTCCTGCCACGGTTAGATACGTGCACGGTGGATGCGCGATGAGTAAATCCCACCCGTCCGAGAGAACGTCACGCACATCACCTTGATAGTGATTTCCGGGGTCTCAGTGGGCAGCAGATCACAACTTAGGGCGTAATGCCCGCGAGCTTTGAATGCGTCACGCACTCGCCCGCTATATTCACAGGCTACAAGTACCCGCAATCAGGTGAACTCGTAGTAGTCCGCTTCAAGCTCCCGCACAAGCCGATTAACGTCCGCCTGTGGGAGATAGTCCCGCGCCTCGATGACTCGCTGTGCGGCGCGTTCCGGGTTGTGCGTCTCAAGAGCGCATGCGGCCAGATCGTAGAACGCGTTATAGGCCGCTTGGTTGATGCAGGATTGAACGACGCTCAAATAGCTCCCTTGTACGTTCGTTGATATTCACGCTCGCAGTCTTGATAGATGCGCTCCGCCCGTGCTGCCGCGTCCTTTCGATCCGCTGCGGATGCGTTCGGGTTCTTTGCTTCTTGTAACGCGACGTATAGGGCGCTGTTCGGCGCTACACGCGTGTCCTTGTAGTAGATTGCCTTACGCTGCATCGGCGTTGTGTTGAAGCTGCGCCAGGAACAGCGCGTTCGTTGCGATGTGCCAGTCGTGCGGGAATCCCGATTCCGGGTCGTGCGTCTCGCCGCGAGCCTTCGCGTTCTGGTGTCGGCGGATTGCCGCCGTGTATCGCGTGTATGCATCCTCGACGTCCTGCCATGAATGCGGCTCGTAGCCCTTCACCTCGATAGCCCAAGTCATCACCTTGACGACGCCCAAGAGCGCATCCGGGCAACCGAATTCCAGCAGATCAAAGCGCGGCTTGCCGCCGTCGAACTTCATGCCCCGCGCCGCATACGTACACGCGACCCGATGCCTCTCGACCACCTCTGCGGCTTCCTTCGCGTCTACCTTGATAGTGAATTTGTTAGTAGTTCCACTCATCGCCCGTACTTTCTCCTCATCTTTTTCAGCTTCTTCGCTAGGCGCTTCCCGAATCGCTCCGGGTCGATCGCGCCCCGCTCATGCATCACTAAAACAAAAGCCGCCAAGTCGGCGGCCTCGTCGGTCAGTTCCCGTCTGCCCCAATCACTCCGGGCGTTCTTCATCGCGGCTTGCGTGAACTCCGCCGCTTCCTCTGCTGCGTGAATCAGAAGTGCTTTCATCTAGGTAGGCATAGAATCCACGTAGCCACTCGACACGGCCTGCTGTGCCGCGCCCGAAAGGAACGTCCGCAACGTCGAATCCCTCCGACGCTGCGACATACCCGCATTGGTAGAAGGTTGGAACGGTCACTAGCTGACCAAAAGGTTTGCTTTGTGCTGCTTCGAGTTGACCGTGAGACGGCCACGGCTCCACGCGCCGCATGCTTGGCAGTGGTAGCGCGGGTACTGCCCGACTTGGGTATAGCGGAGACCCTTCCGGCGAACGTTCGTACTCCCGCATCGGTCACACTTCGGCCCGTCGCCTACAGCGCTGTCGTAGTTACCGACGTTCGGATGCCCCGTGATCCACGGTCGGAGGACAAGATACAACTCCTCAAGACTCAGCACGTCATCCGTGTTGTACGCCTGCATTTCGGCCGCCGCTGCGGGGTTGCCCGCGAGGTATTCGCGCCAAAGCTCAAAGCCGGGGAACTGTGCGTGCTTCTGCTTCTTGTGGGTCTTGCACAGCTTCGCCGTGAGCCATTCCAGTTTGTTCGACGTGAACCCGAAGTGCTTCCGGGCCTCCAGCATCGTATCGACAACGCGGAACGGGGATGGCGGCTGCATCCCGAGCAAGATGAATCGCGCGTTGATCTTGCGCACGTCGAACTTGACGCCGTTCTGTGCAACAACGATATCGGCTTGGTCTAGCAGTTTCCACAGCTTGCGAACGATGCGGCGATCGTCCTCTTTGTTTCGTTGTGCGCTGGTGTCGTGATAGATGACTCGCGGATCGTCCAGCCACTTCGCACAGAAGGACAGAATGCACCACTCGCTGTGAATCTGGTTCAGCGAAACGTTCTGTTTCCAGAGCGACCACACGTAACCCAGGATCGGGGACGTTTCAATGTCCAAGGACAGAATGCGGGGCTTCTTTCTCACTTGCCGACCTCCGCTTTCTTCGCCGCACGTCGCTTGGCTGCCTTCTTCTTTGCGGCCTCCTTCTTCTCCTCCGGCGTCTTGTGCAACGGATGGAACACGAACGACGGGAAAAGCTGGTAATGCTCGATGTAGTCTGCGCACTTCCGCAGGAACGTAGGCACAGGCACACCACCACCCACACGCCCCGCCCAGTTCTCGACGCGGCCCAACACTGCATTCACCCAGCGAGGCAGTGCAGCCCGCATCATCCCGGTTTTGTGGCAATGATCCGCTACGATGTCCTCGGTAAGATGCCAACCCGTGATCGGGCATCGGTTGCCCTGCTCTGCCCGCAACTTCTCGCGGTAGTCCGCCAAGTCAGCCTTGGACAATTTTCTGAAGGTCATTCAACTCCTGTGTAACACGCGACTCCAGACGCTCCAGAGCGCGCTTGATGTGGGGGCAATCGGGGAAGGCTTCCGCGACGTTTGCAATGCTCGCTTGCGCGTCCGTACGCAGCCATAGGAGGGCCGCTTGCTCGATAAGGGCATCAGCCCATGTCGCGCCGTAATGATCGGCGTAGGCGGTCTGTACGCGATCGTACGCATCCTCCGCACTCGTGACTCCGGCGAGGTACTTCACGGCGCGCGCTTCGCCGCATTGCTGACCGAACAGCACGGGCAGTCCGGGGATGTTGTCGGCCGTGTCGCCTTGGAGTAGTTGCAGATAGAACCACTTCGATCCGTACTGCAATCCGTCCGTGCCGATCACGTCGAACGCGCCGCGCGGGACCGTCGTTAGCTCCCAGGACATCCAGTTGATGTGTAGGCCGGGAAGCATCCGCATGTCCTTGTCTCGCGTCGAAATTGCGATGTCGGACAGGTGTGAGCAATGGGCCATGCCGTCATCAGCCTCCCGTGTTACCCAAACCTTCGGGCGGAAGTTCGGCCCCTCGTAATGCTCCAGGACTTCCCGGAGGAATTGCCAGTTACGCGGCTTGCGCTTGTGGCGTTGTCCTTGATACGGCTTCACGGTCGCGATGAGAAACCGATGCGCCTTTGTGCAGCCGCCTGCGGACAGGTGGACAACCACGGATTCCGATCCGGTGCGCAGCCTCGTTGACTCAATCCGCTCGAACGCATTTCGTCGCGCCGCTCCGGGCTGTGTGTCGTCGTTCCCTGCCACGTAGTAGGCTAGATAGTCTCCGTCCAGGTGGAGAACGCGCCCCGGCTCGACAAGCGGGAATCTCCCCGCGCCGAACTGGGGACACTCCTCCGCCGCACGCGCTATCTTTGCGCGTAGTGCCGCGTCTATTCTTCGCCTCGCGCTACGTGGTCGTAAATCACTCGATCCAGGCGAATGCCTGCGTACTTGTTCGACTGGGCGCTCACCACATCGAACGTCTTAGGCACTCCTTCATCTCCGCAGATCGCACGCGCGAGGTTGCGAACATGCTGAGTCATCGCGTAATTGTGAACGACGTAGACCACGCGCTTACCACTCGCGGCGGCAATCAGACACCTCGTTACATCGCGCGTCGTCCGCCCGGTTTTGCGGGCGGGATTGCGTGGAATATCGATCAACCGATTGCGGCCAGCGGGTCGGCTGCTGCATCGTTCTCGGGCGTGTCACGCTCCGGCGTTTCAGCGTCCGGTAAGTCCGGCTCTTGACCGCCAGCAACCACGATTGCCGCAAGCGGACTGGTTTTCCAGTTCTTCGCCGACATGATCTTTTGCTGAATCACGTTCTTTGAACGCGCCTTCGAAATCACTTCGCCGGTCTTTTCGTCCTTGCGCTCCGGATACTCGCCCTCGATGTAGATCGAATCCCACATTTCCTTGTCAGCGACATCCCAGATGAACGCCTTGACGTCCGTGATTGCTGCGGCGACCTCTAGAAGCACCGGCTTACCCGTCAGCGGGTCTTGAACCGTCGTACCCTTCACGTTGTAGCCATTCGGCCCGCGCAGATTCGCGTACGTTTTCTTGCCGTCTTTGCTCTTGCGGTGGAACACTTCCACGATGAACGGCTTACCCAGCAGTTCAGCCATGTGCGTAGCCGTGCCGCCGTGCGCAGCATTCATCGCCGCAAACAGCTTGAAGAAATGCGCTTTCTCGCTAAAGCTCAGTGTCTCTTGAGCCGTAATGCGAATGGGGATCAACGTCCCGTCGGCGGCCTTGACCGGTTCATGGTTCGGGCCGCTCAGTTCAAAGACAAGGTCGACCTTTTCGCGGTCGCGCTTCTTGCCCTCGAATTCTTCCTCATGCGTGCCAAGCTCGAAATACCCGACGAACCGAGCGCGCGCGATACCCGCAGCCGGAGGCGTCCATTCGCCGCCTGCCTGCGCTTCGTTCATGTTCGGGCCGGTTTTCTTTGCTTCTGCAATTTTCGCTTTGAGGTCGTATGCCAAGTATCGAATTTCCTTCTAGTTAGTGAATGAAAGACGGCGTGTAGCCGCCCATGTACTGCTGACGAAGTTCAACGCGGAATTGCTCCGCGCGTTCCTCGAAGTCGCCCGTAAAGGCGTTTTCCTCCATCATGTTGTCCCCGTGCACCGTGACGCTCGGGACAGGGACCGGGATCTTCCAGCCGAAATACCACTCCATGAAGTCCGACGCGGCGAGCATGCAGGCATGGAGAAGCGCGCTCGATTCGAACAGGACAGACTTGTGTGCATCCTTGTACAGCGCGTCGTGAACCTGATTGACAAGGAGCGCAAGCCCGCCGAAGTTCTTCCGGGCATAGAACGCGCGAATCGCAAGCCACATTGCAGCCTTGGCCCATTCCCCGCCAGTGCCTTGGACCTCGTAGTTCGCAATCTCAGTCGGGCTGAATGACTGCGGCATGCCACCTTGCCGAACGAGCCACGCAGGGGCGGGAGACTCGCGATAGCTGTACACCTTGTTGTCGGGCGTGACGCTGTACCCCTTACCAAGCTGGCACATCAAGCCCTTTACTTCCGGGTGCGGCTGGATGTTGTTGGTCGGGCGGCGGGACTTCTTGATACGTTCCGTCTTGGCCGCGTTGTACGCTGACAACTCCGGGTAACGCACTTCCTCCGCCTTGATAAGCGCCTGCACATCCTCCAGAAGCATCCCAGTAGACGCCGCGATACCTGCCGCCCCCGCACCGTATGCACGCTGAAAACTGAATTCCTTCGCGCCCTTCCGTTTCTTCTCCCAGTCCGGTAACGGTGCGATGCCTCGCGATGGATCACCCTTGCACTTCAGTACGGCATCCTCATACGTGATGCCCTCCTTCTGCGACACGCGAACGCAGTGCATGTCTAGGCCTGCACGCAGGTCATCGATAAGCTGTTTGCAGCCCGTGAGGATCGCTTGGATAAAGATTTCCAGCGACGTAAAGTCAGATTGCACAACCTGACCATCGGCAAGCCAGCGGGATACGAACACGCTCTTAACCTGCGATTTTCCCGCACCGGATACGTTTTGTAGGTTCGGGTCTTGCTCTGAAAACCGCGCTGTAACCGTGGACGTATGATTGATTTTCTGGTGGATGATCCCGTCGTCACCTACCAGCGTGAGCATGCCCTTTTGCTGCCCGGTCTTTTCGTCCGTGGTTATGTAGTACGTACCAAGGTCTTTACCCAGCTTCGCGACGTTCGCCAGCGTCTTGAGAAAAGGAATATCCCGGTTCCCCAGTGCTTCGATAACCTCGCTCGATACGCTGTACAGCCCCGGCGTGCTGCTGGCCCAAATCTCGTCCGGCGTCGTGTAACCGGGGAACTTGTAGAAGAAGTCCCGGATAGCCGTCTTAGGCCCTCGCTCAAGGTCAGGAACCTTGACCTTCTTGGTCTTGGGTTCGCCCTTGTTCTTCCCGCCTGCGAATCGCGCAACCTGCGATAACGGAACCGTCCACTTTCCGGACTCGTCGTCATAGTGGCCCAACTCGCGGTCCAGTTCGGTAGCTGGTTCGTCAACCTGAACGAATGCCCCGGCTGCGTACGCAACGTCCCACCTGCCGCACTCCATCGTCGTCCCATCGACAAGGAGGTAATGCGTCTCCTCTTTCGAGAAGTACTGGAGGTTGCCCGCATCGTCTAGCGTTTCCGTCCGCTTCTGGTACTTCACCGTACCGCCGAAAATCAGCGGGGACAGGTGATAGCGGTTCGACCAGTTGAAATCAAAGGGGCAGTCATCCGGCAGGTACGCCCGAAGCTCCGCAGTAATCGCCGTCAAGCGCTCCTCAAGCTCCGCAGCGAGCCGCAGACCAAGCGCCTTGTCGACGTACATCCCGTTGCGTTCCATTTCGACGGTACACAACAGGCTCCCCATGTTGAGGAGGATCGACTTCACCTGTCCGGACTTACGGGCCTTGGCAAGCTGGCCCAGGAAAATCTTTTCCGTGTTGCCGATGTCGCCTAAGCCCGACTCGTCGCCGCAGAGGTATCGAAGCAGCAAATCCTTATCGATGTCCGGCGTATCTACGCCAGCCTCCCACAGCGCTTTAACCTCATCGATCTTAACGTTGCCACCGTAGGACACAACCATTTCGTCCATAGACAGCATGTGCGAGGTCGGCTCCATGCCGCGTAGCAGGTATTCCGCAAGCTGGCAGTCCCAGACGTTCCCGCCGCGTGCTACGAACTCCATCCAGGCATCAAGGTTTTGCGGCTCACGCAGTGCGTGCAGCAAGTCGAACTTGATGTTCGCGCCGACAAGCAGCGTCGTATCCTTGAGGAGTTTCGTGAACCAATCGAACGGGCGCGGGCCACGTCCGAAGTAATCCGCCATGACTTCCCCGCCCTTACGCTTCCAACCGGAGACCACGACGAAATTTTCAGGGAGGAATGGAGACGCCTTACGCTTCATGTAGGCTTTGATCGTGGTCTCCACGTCCCAGACGCAATACGTTATGTCAGCCCTCCTGCGTTAATTCGGCGTAGCGAGAAAGGAATACCATTCGCGCGACAGCCGGATTGAATATAGGCAGCGGTACGGCAGCCGTCGTCTCAACACCCTCAACCCATTCCCACGCAATCGCATCCGTTACGCGGTAAACCTCCATCGGTTCAGCCATGAAATCCCGGCGTTCCGTCACAAGCGCCTGCAAGTCCGCCTCTTTGATCGCCGGATGCAACGGGAACGGCAAACCAAAGCGCGCCAGAATCGCGCGCTCTACACGATGCTCGATAGCCTTGTAGTCCGGGAGAAGCTGTTTAAGCGGACTGGAAACGTCCCCGAGATACGCCTCCGCCGCGTCATGCAGCAGTCCTTGCAAGGCGTACTCCGGTGGAACCAGATACGAGACCAGGACGCTATGCTGCGCGACGCTGTAGAACTGCGTCGTATGCCCCGTAAATCGACAGATGCGCGACAGTGCAGTCGCGATGTCCTCGATTACGATACTGTCGGGATCAGGTTCCAGGAAGTCGAAGTACCGCCCGCTCGCCGTGAGGATCGCCGGGGTCAATCCGCGTTCCCGCCCATGCACTCACCACACCCTACGTTGCCGCAATGCTTGCAGTAGTAGCGGTATGTCAAGCAGCATCTCCCACAATGAATGCGTAGACTTTTCCCGCCTCCGTTACTGCATGCGCCGGCGCGTAACCCTGGCGCAATATCTCAGTGACGATGCGCTCGCGCACCTCCTCTTGGGTACGCTCAGCCGCGCGGGCACGTAGATCCGCGACTTGCACCCGGAGTTGATCGATTTGGACTTGGTACAGCATGCTGGACATTACATGTCCTCCGGATGACGAAAACCGATGAAAACGGGATGGCGAGGTGCGTCTACCGTGCCGTGGTCGAAGTGCTTGAACTTGACTACCCGACCAACAAAACTATCCCGGTCGTGCCAGTAATCCCGCCGCTGTGCAGCCGTATATCCCGTACCAATGTTGAATACACGCCCGGAGGAATCTCGGACAACGAAGCTACCAAGCGAACCTTTACCGATAAGCCCTGCTTGCGCCGTGCTGCGCTCCGTTCGGCCTGTCGCGTTGCGTGTGGCCTCATTTGCATTGTGCATTTCCTCCTCGAACCCGACGATTACCGCCTCGCCGTCTACGAACCGCTTCACCTTAACGAGACCGCCCTCGCGTTCCGTGCTTCGACCGCACTTGTACAAAGTGTGCGGATTACGAATCATCATTCCTTCATACCCCTGCTCCAGGAAATAAGTTTCCACGGAGTCCATAGACGCCTGGTCATGCGGTATGAATTGTGTGACAGCAGACACACGTGCGCCGAACTCGTCACCGAGGAGGACAGCGTTCAACAACCTATCCGCAACTGACTGCATGCGGTCTATGTAATGCGGGCCGAATTCGCGGGAAATCGGAACTTCGTCAAACACATGAAACACGAAGTTCGGTTTCCCTGATGCCCGCATAACCGCCATACTTTTCTGCATGCAGTTTGGGTCTGTATGGTCGCCTACCACTAACTCACCATCGAAGCGTTGGAGCACATCCGCGTACTTCGCAACAAAAGCCTGTACAAATTCGTTCGGGATCGGCTTGAGCGAGCGGCTATACGCTACGCCCCCAAAGATCACACAACGGATACCGTCAATCTTGGGCGAGGCCCATACCGGGAACTTGATAAGTTCCGGCTTCGTCAGGGTCGCAGCCAGATTCGGCTTGAACCCCTGCGGAATCCCGCTCAACGCTGCGAGCCTTCGTGTACGACATCCGGGCTTTCAAGCCGGAACCGCAACACCCTCCCGCCGCGCGGGCATTTCCGTACAGCGTCATACTTCCGCGAGTAGATCGGCGCACCTTTGTCGCCCACATATACAGGCTCACCGCGTTCGTTCACGACGACGTACACGGCGTCATAGAGTGGTCGTGTCATTCTTCTCCGTAAGTTGTTGAATCATTTCCCATACAAGGAATCCAGTGCCGCCCACCATCCAGGGCAGTTGAATCACTAGGCAGATACTGCCGATGAGTTCGGCTACGCCCAGCCGAGCCACTCGCGAGCGCGCTGGAATTTCGGCGCGAACCATTCCAAGAACGGACCAAACCATTGAGGAAGCTCGTAGAAGTCGGAACGGACGACGTGCTGTTCCCGAACCCCGTAGCGTTGCGACCGGCTGCGCACGACGGGAATGGCGAATACTGGATACATGGTTTCGACTTGATACCCGAACTCCTCCCTACCACGGAGGACGCGAACCAAAGTGCCGCGTCGCAGCCAGTGCACCGGGCCGCCCTGCACGTCGTAGTCGCACTTTTGCGTGCGGATGACGCCGTATCTCACTTAATCTCCAAGTCGATCACTTCGCCGCCCAAGACACGCGCGATGTCATCGCATTTCGCCGCAATGATTGCGTCCGGTGCGTCGTCTCCGAATCCTTCTCGCGGCTCCGACTGGTACTGGATAGTTACGTAAATCTTGACTTCCCTCATGTGGTCTCCGCAGGCATAAGCAGGCGGCCACGTTCGCCGTCGAACATGACTTCTGCTTGGGGTGATTGGGGCGCACCTTGACGGCGCAGTTTGTTTTTCGTCATGCCGATCCAGCGCGACGACGCGTAGAAAGGATCATTCGACGCGCCCAAGGTGATGATTGCGTCCGCCGCTCCCTGCTTACCTGTCTTGCTGTCTTTGAGCATGGGAAGTGTCGGGAATTGCATCCCGTCGCCGTCCGCTGAGATTTGCGACGTTGCGATAATCGGCGTGTCGTACTTCACGGCCATAAGCCGCGCCCACTGATACTGAGCCTCTAGAAGCTGGTCGGTACGCTGCCCGCCGTTCAACGCCTGCCCGCCGAACTTGATGTTGTCCACCATGTCCATGACGACCAGCCCAGGCGGACAGCGGCGCATGATGTCCTCGACCTCGTAGTTCCAGAAGTCGTGTACGTCCATGACGCGGATACGATCGACACCGCCAACTGCGTCCGCGTACTTGTCCTTGAGCGTCCCGTTATTCGACATGCGGATAAGCTCCGCCATCGTCGCGTTAAGCGCGCTCTGGTAGGTACGTTGGACAATGCGCTTACCCGGACCCTCGTTGTTCATCCAGAGGGCATAGCGACCGCTATCGGGACCGTAGTAGGCGTCAAACTGGCTCGCCATGTACGTAACCTCGGATGAGATGCCCGTCGTCTTACCCTTGTCCGGACGCCCCGCAAAAACGATGAAATCTCCGCCGCGAAGCGGGCGCATTACCGTGTTCAGGCAGTCCAGCCGCCAATGCAGCCCTCTATCGTCCTTGTCATCAAGCAGGATCGAATCAATGTCCTCGTTGATCCACGGAACGCGCACCTTGCGATTCGTGTTCTGCTCGAACCGCTCAATCTCGTCCCGGAGGGAAACGTAGAGGTCTACCTCGTCGCCGTTGTTGTACTTCTCGATTAGCGACGTAACGCGGTTCGCGGTCTCTGCCGCTACTAGGCGCTCCATGATTCCCGCCTCTAGCGACGGGTCGCAATCCTCGTTAAGGACTTTCCCCAGCAACGCGCGGTAAAGCGCCAGTTGCTCCGCCGAAAGTGTTGGGTGAGCGAACGTCCCGAACCACAGCATGAACGGCTCAAGATCGATGCGTGGTGGGTCGGGGAACTCAGTGAAGAACTTCCCGTAGTCGCCAAGGATGACGACTGACTTTGCTTCCAGTGCTGCCGTTGGTACTGCTTTCGCCAGCCTCTCGTAACGCTCGCGGTACTTGAGAAGCTGGAGGAGTGTTACCTCAATGCTCAAGCGTTAGCGCCACCATTCAACGCTTGTGCGATTTTCTCGGCGTCCTTCACGTCGAAACACTCGCAGACGCTTTCGTACTCACCGTTCATCCATTTGCTCGGCTTAGTGGCATCGACAACTGTAGCCACAAAACAGCAGTGACCGGATTGCGACTCGCGAACTACTTGGTAGCGATGCGCGCTATGTGACATTCGATTTCCTCTCTGCTCAGTAACTTCGGGTCTTTGCACGACACTACGTTGCACGCAGCAATGCCGTACGCTCGTAGCTGCTTGATGATCTTTGCTGCGTTCGTCTGCCCCACCTTATCCGGGTCCAGCCATACCGCGACCGGCTTACCCGAACGGATCAACTCAGCCGCGATCCAGTCGGATATCTTCGTCCCCAGCAAGCACCATCCCGCTACGCCGCCGCGAGTCGCGACCTTGTACGCCGACAGCAAATCCTCAGTAAGCACCGTCAGCGGCCCGTCGCCGTACCGCGCAACGAGACGCCGCTTATCAACGTTAGGATTGAGGTACTTCCGTGGGTTGCTCTTGTCTAACGTTCGGGCCTGCCAGTACACGACGCCTCCCAGCTCGTCGCGAACCGGAAGAACTACGCGATGCATGCGTGAGTTCCAGTAGAACCCCAGCGCTTCTATTTCCGTGTTCGAGATGCCCGCCTTGTAGAGCCACACGCGGGCCCCCAGCGGCCACTCTGACGGGTTCATTTCTGCGGGAAGGGGCAAGGCAGGACTAGCGGCTATGACCTCCTCTGCGGCCTGTATTCGACGCAGACGGGCAAGTCTTTCCGTGAGGCTTTCAGCCGGACGTGGAACCCAGCCCTTGTATGCACACCTATGGCAGTAGGCGGCCCAGCCATCCCGCTTATGGTTGATGTGCAGGCATTCGCCGGGGCCGCAATCGTGCGGAATCTTTCTACTGCCCCCCTCCGGGAGGGATTGGGCGTGCTGCAACCATTCTTTCGATTCCAGCACGCGACTCATTGGTTACTTCCGTTTCAGTCCGTCACGGATCGCGGTCCACGTACCGCCCGCGCCCAAGATGAACAATCCAGCCACAATCGCCACAACGAGGGCTGCAAAACCTATCCAGAGCGGCAACGTCACGAGCCACCACGACCACGTAGCGACCACGCCAATCCCCGCCAGTTTCAACGCGAGGAAAATGAGGAAGATGCACGGCAACAGCTTCAAAGCGTCACTCCGTGCTTTGCCGCGTCCTTCTTGGCTGCCGAAAGTTGCCCGTCTGCATGTCGCCACGCCTCGTCGGCCTTGATCCGAGCTTCGACTGCTCCGGCTTCGTGATAGCGCACATCGTCATCCGCGCGGCGGGCACGCTCGACAGTGCGGATTACCAGACGCTTGAGGTTCGCGACGTGAAGCGCGACGAGGAATTTTCGGATTCGTTCCGCGACGCGCGCCGCGAAATCCTTGGTTGCTGCGAACGCCGCCAAGAGGGCGGCCGTGTACTTGTGCATGTGGTCTCCTTATGCGGTGATGGTTACGTAGCCAGTTACGCCGTCACGCCTCTCTTGAACCCCTACGCCCTTGAGTGCGTTGAATACGCTATCCAGACGTGCTACTCGTTCCGTGCGGCTATATCCGACACGACCCAGCACAGCGAGAACCGCCTCAGCTTCTGCACGGCTCAGAGCAAGCACGATCTTTTCCTGCTCAACTACTTTCGTAACTGCTGGCTCCACGCTCACGTTAGCCATGTGGTCTCCTTAAACCGGTTTGTATTCCGTGACCGCAACGAGGACGGCCTTGACTTCCCTTGCGGTAGGCTCGTCGTACTCATAGTCCGACCAGTAGCTACCACTCCGGCTTTCACTCACTTCGAACAGGCGGCCCGTCGTCTTGTGGCGGTAGATTACGTCGCGATGCTCGTACTTGTGCTCGCTCCGCCATCCGGTACTATCGACTTCTTCCCACTCGTCGTAAGCTTCTTCGCTCCCCAGTGTCTCCTTGTGATACGCCAGGGCATCAGCGACAGACGCGCTCATTCAATGCCCGCCAGCGGATCGACCGGCGCGAGTTCGCCGCTACCTTGCTCCGCATCGGCCTCCCGTACTTCCTCACCGATAGCCACGATGTCACCTGGACGGATCGTTACGATTTCCTCGTCCGCGCCGCTGCCCTTGATAACCTTGATGCCCTTGCCTTTGTCCGTGTCGAACACCGCGCGCACTTCGCCCGTGAACCCGCCGCGCGTTTCGCCGCGTCCGTAGTTGAAGCGGATCACGTCGCCTTGCTTGAGCAATTCGAGTGCGGCTGCTGCCTTCTCTTGCGCTTCGAGTGCGTCGGCCCTAGCCGCGTAGTCTGCTGCTTTGCTGCGGTATTCCGCGATTCGTTCTCTGTTCGTCTTTATCATGTAGTCCTAAGTTAAATAATTCGAATGCTTCGCTCTACGCGCGGAGAGTCTGCGCTACTCTTGACCGTCCTTACGTACCCAGATCAACGACTTCTTCGAGTACCGGAGCAAATGCTCGTCCGGTAGTACCTCCGCATGGCAAACCATCTCGAAGCACACGGCAGTATGAGTCAATGCACAGCCGTCGCAGCTATGAACACTGTCATCACGTTCTACGAGGCGAAACTCCGGGTGCCTATATCGTGAGGCCACTACGCGGCCCCCTTAAGCAGGATGTCGCCCGGATCGTTATGCGGCTCGTCGCTTGCCTTCCCGTTCGCGTACCGCGTCACAATGTTGCCTGTGGACGGGTTCAACAAGACCAGTTGGCAATGCGGCTTTGCTTCCGGAGAGTACGCGATGAACTTGACATCGCAACCGGAGCGGAATTTGAGCGGCTTCCCGGTCATGGCGGACAGGAGGTCGAAACCGGGCTTTTCCTCCGCTAAGGTCACTTCGTAGCGGCTGGCACGGCGCATATGTCCTGGGTAGCGGCGGCGAAACTCCGCAAATCCGATATAGCCCCCGCAAGAGGACACGCGATCAACCGTATACACTGCGCCGACGACGGGACCGTCATCGCCGTCCCACGTAGCGCGGGTCTCGCTAACGTTTCGTACCTTGTCACCTACTTTCATCACGCAGCCTCCTTGTAGTCGATCACGCGCACTTCCTGCTCGACCTTCACGGTACGAACAACTTTGACTTCGACAATCTCGTAGACGCTACCCGCCGGGTAGCGCGAGACTGCTTGCTCTGCTTCCTGCTGCGTTGCGAACGGAATGCCGCGAACTTCACGGAGCGCGGTCCCGTGCTTGCGAATGCGGAATTCGGTCACGGATTCGGGTTGCTCCTGGTAGTGATCGTAGTAGCTCGCCGGTCGGAAGCGGTTTGCGTTCCCCTCGTTGTCGGATTCGAAATAGATAACAGCGCACTTGCCGCTGCTCGCGGGTCGATACTCGCGCACCTTGTAGGGCTTGCCTCGCGTGAAGCTCTTTGCATCATGCTCATTTTCGTTCGGCGTAACGAGGTCGCCCGCTTTGAACGGATGCTCCTCGATACGCTCGTACTTGATAGCACGTCGGAAATGGTACGGAGACTCCTGTGTGTACTCAGCAAGCCGGATCAACTGTTCTCCCGGCCATTCCGTGCTGGACTCGACAGCCACAACCGTACAGATATCCCCAAGATTTGGCTTGACAGCGCTTGAATACCAGTTTTCCGCGCCATCCTGCGTATTGCGCACCTTGTCACCAACCTTGAACTTGGGTTCCGGCGTAATCGCGTCAACTCGGATCGGGTAGCACACAGCGACTTGTCCTGCCCGCTTTCCTGTTTCCATCTTGACGTGAACATGCCGCACGCTAACGCGGTCGATCGTCCCTTCGTCACCCGCTTTGATAAAGTCGTACGGCTGATTGAATTTGACGCGCTGCCCTACGACGAATTGCTTGCTCATTCCCGATCCTTTATAAAAGTAGTCCTAACCTGTACAGCGAAACTTAAGCTCGTGCCCTTGCGAGTTCGCGCCGGTTCCATTCGCGGGCGAACGCCCTGATTGCTTCCGCCTCGTCCATCAGTGTCACGCGTGAACCACGGAGTAACCTGCCTGAATGCGCCCCGCTACATTGCCGCGCAGTGACCTAGTGCGGTACGAGACGAACGGCTTGGGTTCACGGGAGTTCCTCAGTGCAGCCCAGCGGTCCCAACGATGTCCGTCAATCTGGATCGTTTCCGATGCTCCGTGAAACGAAACCGTAGCACCTGCAACGTGTGCTTCCTTGAGTACGGCGCGTTGGTTCATGCAGCACGTGCCTTACAGGAAATGTCGAAGCCTGCACCGCGACCCAGCATCGAACCGCGACGAACACCGCCGTTGAACTCGTGCTTGTTCTGTTCGCCCAAGTGGAAAAACGAACGAAGAGCGTTACGGCGATTTGCTACGACGATCTTCTTTGCTTCCGGGTTCTCGTTGAGGAAGCGGCCAACGGTGTGCGCGCGGTTCATGTCCAGCGGCTTGCGGATTTGCGTCATGTGGTAGTCCTAAGTAGATTCGTGAAAGTTGTGTATCTGCAAATAAAAAGCCCGCGCTAACCGCTCGCGGGCCTTACGTGTACTGCTCTGCGTAGATCAGTTGAGGAGTTTGTTCCTCCATGCTGCTCCTGCTTTACGCAGTTCCTCGATGCTGCTCATCCGGCTCGCATAGCGTGGCCGGCCCTCCGTTCGGTTCTCCCCGTAAGGTTCGCGGCTAGTCTCCGCCGACGTGTGATTATCCCGGCCCGAATACTTCGGAATGTGTTCGGTCATACGCTCTCTCTTTTTGTTCGGTTAAGCAAAAGGACTCATGCAAATCCTCTTGCCGAACTGGACGAGTGAGTATAGCTATTTTTCGCCCACGTGCGATATTCACAAAATTGCCGGCTCAGCGGGCGCGGTTGGTCAGGCGGATTCGATCTTGAATCCGTCACGAAGCGCAGCACGCTCGCATGCTTGGCAGCGCGTCTCAAACTTTGTCGCGTGAAATTCGACAAGCTGAAGGCCAATGTGGCGACCGTTTCCGACGTTCTTCCGCCCGGTCTTGCAGCCTTTCTCATAGTGGGTGCGGTGCTGTGCCATCGTCGTTCTCCTGTAGCGGGAGGGGTTGTTAGGCGAGGACCGGCACGACGAACAGCACCGGATTGGCTGCATCGATGTCGCGCTCGGCGATGGCCCGAGCCATCGGCAAATACATGACGTGCTTCCAGACGCTGAAATCGGCGCGCAGGACTTTGTAGGTCATCGTTGTTCTCCTGTAGAAGAGCAGTTGTTAGGCGAAGCGCGCGACGATGCGGTAGCCGTCGACGCCGTCCATGTGGCGACCTTCGCTGGCGTGAACCGAGGCGGCACCCATGCGGCCGAAGATGCCGCGCAGTTGCAGGTCGTACTTTTTGTAAGAGTCGACGTGCACGAACGCGCCGAGGCAAGTAACACGCCGGACGTTGATGCCGGCTTGCTTCAGCAGCTCGTCCATGCGGGCGGAGCGTTCTTGGCTGTTCATGTGGTTTCGTTCCTCTCGTTGTTCGGTTGGTGGAACAGGCTCGCGAGAACCTGCTCTACGAACCGTAGTTCGTTGACCGTCTGTACACGGGGCAAGAGGTAAGCCTACGGGCTTCCTGCTGCATGGCCGTATAGGAACGGGCTCGCGTCCTTGGAACTGGGGAGGTTCCGCCTCGCTCGCTGCGCTGTCGTTTTCACCCGTCCCACTTACACGGCGTGATTGTCTCTAGCGCTCCCGACTCTTTATCCCGTTCTCGCCTCCTTAGAGGACTTACGCGCCGGGCTGGTAGGCCGTAACCGTATCGCTGCACCTGTTGTAAACAGGCACATACAAATTTACCGAAAAATGTACAGAAACAACTAGCTCTGTTAGAATTCACTCAAATTTCGGTAGGCCATCGCTGACCACGGAACGAACTTTACCGAATTCTTTACATGCGATCTACTTTTAATTTTGCATCGTCAGCTAGATGTCAGTAGGTTTTGACTATAATTCAGTAGAATCAATAGCTTGCAAGGGTAAGACTATGTACAACGAATCGGCAGAATCCAACCAAACGAAGGAGACCACTCCAAATTCGGGAGATTCACTCGCTGAATTCGAAGTGTTCTTCGCCCGACTTCGGGAAGCGATTGGGACGGACGACCTCTACGGATGGGGAAAGGAACACCACTTCCCGAGGCAAACTCTCTACAACATGGTGAGTGCCCAGAAGATTCCGGGCTTGGAGACTCTGCGCAAGTTCCGAGACGCAACCGGTAAGCCCATCGGCTGGCTGCTCGGCGAGGATGTGCTCTATGTGAGCGCGGATGAAAATCAGGCGCTGAAGCCCAAGGAGAGTGATGAGTTTGTGTACATCCCGCGTTACCCGCGCAACGGCGCACTGGAACAGGTGACGATGGCGTTCCGTCGGTACTGGGTGGAGAAGTACCTCCAGGCGAACCCAGAGAAGTTGATCGTGCTGCGCGTTGACGATGACGTGATGGAAGGCACGTTCAACCGAGCAGACAACATCCTAGTCAACATGAACCCGCTGAGTCCGGTTAAGGACGGTCTCTACGCGCTGTACATCAATGATGCGATGGTTGTACGTCGCGTCCAGGTGCTACCGAACAACGTTATCCGTGTGATGCCGGACAACCCTCGTTACCCGTCGTTTGAGACATCGCTTGAGGAAGGTTCCGGCGTTGAGATTGCGGGCGTACCGGTTTGGTACAGTCGCACGATTTGACAATGATGTAAGCGCCCTGTAACGTCCCTAGGCTTATTTCTACGGGGAAAATCATGGCGCTAATCAATTGCCCGGAGTGCAAGACAGCCGTATCGGACCAGGCTCGCTCTTGCCCCTCCTGCGGTTATCCGATTGCTGAAAAAGATAACAACGCTACGAACTCGGCCAATGCGCCGCAAGTTGTATCAATGGCAAAATCCAGAGGAACCTACATTATCCTCGGCCTCATATTCGGGTCAATGGGATTCCACGACTTTTACGCCGGCTATAACGGTCAAGGCACTGTGAAGTTAATCCTATTTATTCTCGCTTTTCTCTTGGATGCAACGACCGGATTCTATTCGAAGTTCTTCCTCATTGTCGGTACGATTAACTGGATTTGGACGCTCATTAGTCTATGTGTCGTCAAGGCCGACGCATCGGGGAAAGCATTCGGATAGACTCACGGAAACGCAGGCGGAGCAAGGGTCTAGCCCGCCTCATTTCACGATATAAAATACCCCTGAGCATAGGAGAGGACGACCCTCACCCGATCGGTAGGCATGCCGGATGATGCCCCAGGTACGTGCAAGGCGAACCCTATTCATTCATTGGTCTACCAAGGGTAGATAGGACAATACGCACGGTGGTTCTATCCGAGCGAGCGAAGCGAGCGAGGAGATTGAGCTATCCAGAAGAATACAAAGCAGTCTCGCCTAAGAGGCGATGCAGGCGTTAAGCAACGCCAGAGAATTAGACGTAGAGATAATTACACTTGCCAGAAGTGCGGAATAGCTGTACACGCTGGAGAAGTAGACCACATTATTCCACTAGAACAAGGTGGAACGAATGATGATGATAATCTACATTTGCTCTGCATAGACTGCCATAAGAAGAAAACAGCTACAGATAGAGGATATGTGCTTAAGTCTGGTAGCTCAGTAAATGGAATGCCTACGGATAGCTCCCATCATTGGAATAGCTGATTCCCACAGAGATAACCCAGTGAGTCCACTGTGGTCTACTCAGTGATGACTATGGTGATTCTTATACCGTATAAAACGCTTATTTTCGTAAGAGACAAAGCACGATACGGGTTATAGATTGCCTAATTTTTAAGCACCCATCCATAGATGCGAGTGATTCTCGTTTAAGGCGGGGGTATGGTGATTTGTGGAAGCCTTTTCCGGCGACACCGGCAGGTCAGTGTCGAAATATCGCTAACTGCAAAAATTTCCGCCGATAACGCCCTGGCTCCCAGGAATCGGCCGGGATCGGCTGTAAAACTTCAGCGCTTATCGGTAGCCGTTACGAGAACCGTCAAGAGAAGCCTAGTACAGGCCGTCGATTGGCAGACGTCATACGGAACGGCTACCGATAAGCCTGTTGTGCGCGCACGCGTACACGCATAGCCCAAAAATTAGACAGCCGCCCCTACCTACTCACTTCGCCGGCATTGGGCAAGCAGGTAAGGGCAGACAACCGCATAGAGACGCAATCGCTACTGCGCCTTTGCTTCGGCAATCGATAATATCGGGACCGTTGCCCGAACAGATGCGGGTCCGGAATGGCTCGTTACCTTTATATGCACCTTGTGACTTACGTTGTCTACGAGAATATGTGCCAAAGGTCCGTCGAATGCGCACGAATTGACGCTAGTCGTATCGATACAATCCACTGTCGCTTTACTCGCGTCTAACACAACGTTCGCCGGAAAGTCGTCGTCAAACGTGTAATCTTCGCCCTCGGCCTTTCCGCTCCCGAGTATCTTGCAGTGGGGATGACAGCTTGCAGCCGGGAATGAGTGCTCCGGCCCAACCCATGACCCGTATTGAGCTTCAGTTGGTGTTTGCGACCACGCCGCCAATGATTCGCTCAAACCGATGGACGAGAATATAGTAAGTACAACGATTCTTATTGCCGTTCTCATTTTGGTCTCCGTCATGTGATGACAGCACGCACGATGCTCTAGCCGGCGAATCAATGTTTCACCCCATACCCCCAACTCCAGGAACTTCCGACACCTCGCGATGCAGAGTAGGCGCCGCAACGTTCATGGTAGGTCACGCACATAAACAGCGCCACATTTCAACCCTTTCAAAATCGAAGATTGCGAACTCGCTCCGACAGCACTACGACCGCGGTAGCTGCTACCCAGGCCGCATCCTCCGGCCCTCTTAAGCCTCCCCACCACATCCGCTTACGTGATGACGATTGGCCCTACTGGGATGCAATTGTGCAGGCCCGAGCGGCTACGACGTGGAACAACGCCGATCTAGCCCTTGCGGCTAATCTGGCCCGTACCCAAGCCGATATCTCCCGCCTCAGTCTCGAACTTGAAAACGAGGGGGACATTCTGGAGAACGCGCGCGGCACGCCGGTAGTGAATCCGAAGCACAACCTGCTGGAGACACTTACCCGCCGCGCAGTCGCCCTTTCTCGCGCCCTCCACGTTCACGCGGAGGCGACCGTAGGCCGCAGCCAAGACGCCGGTAAGAAGCTCGGCGCAGAGCAGGCAGCACGCGGGGCCCTCCACAACGCATCCCAAGCGGATGACGGACTAATCCCCGGTCTGACGTATTGAGGATTCGCGATCCAGTAAGCCCCGGCCCACTCAAGCAGACAATTCCCCAGACTCGCGGCGAGCGCGTAATTGCGTTCTGCGAGCGTTACCTCCGTGTTCCGGAGGGCGCTCTCGTCGGGCAACCGATCCGCTTCGAGGAGTTCCAACGAGAGTTCATTGTCTCGATCTACGATAACCCGCACGGTACGCGCCGCGCCTACCTCAGCATTGCCCGTAAGAACGGCAAGAGCGCGGTTATCGCGTGCATCCTCCTCGCTCACCTGATTGGGCCAGAGGCGAAGCTCAACAGCCAGATTGTCTCCGGGGCGATGTCCCGCGACCAAGCCGCCCTGGTGTTCAATCTCGCGGCCAAGATGGTCCAGCTATCGCCCGAGATTGCTCCGCTCGTTCGCATCAACCCGTCGGCTAAGAAGCTCGTCGGCCTGCCGCTCAACGTCGAATACAAGGCGCTGTCCGCAGAAGCCAAGACGACGCATGGGCTATCCCCAGTCCTCGCCATCCTGGACGAGATTGGACAGATACGCGGCCCTCAAGACGACTTCATCGACGCGGTAACTACCTCCCAAGGCGCACACGCGGAACCGCTCTTAGTCGCGATCAGCACGCAAGCAGCAAACGACGCAGACTTGCTCTCGGTCTGGATCGATGACGCTCTCAAGAGCAACGACCCGCACATCGTCTGTCGTCTCTATGCGGCTGACCAAGACGCGGAACTGATGGACAGAAAAGCATGGGCGGCGGCGAATCCAGCGCTCGGCGTGTTCCGCTCGGAGAAGGACGTAGAGGAGCAGGCCAAGCAGGCCGTCCGCATGCCCTCAGTGGAAAACACGTTCCGCAATCTGATTCTCAATCAGCGTGTGTCCACAGTAGCCCCGTTCATCTCGCGCGATGTGTGGAAGTCGTGCGGCGGCCGGCCTCTGGAATTCGAACCAAGCACGCAGGTATTCGGCGGCCTGGACCTTTCGGCCCGTACTGACCTTACCTCCCTCGTCCTAATCGGACGCATGGACGGCGTATGGCAGACGCACGCGTATTTCTGGACGCCCGCTGAAGGCATCAAGGATCGCGCCAAGCGGGACCGTGCACCGTATGACGTATGGGCGCGAGAGGGGTTCATTCGCACCACTCCCGGCCGCTCCGTCGACTACGAGTACGTAGCCCGCGACATCGCGGATATCTGCGCCGGGTTGAACCTGCATTCCATCGCCTACGACCGTTGGCGTATCGACCTCCTCAAAAAGGAGTTCTCTGACATCGGAGTAGACGCGGACACATCCGCGAAGGAAGGCGGACGACTGCCTCTAGTTCCGCACGGCCAAGGCTTCAAGGACTTCTCCCCGGCGCTCGATGCGCTGGAGGTGGAACTCGTCAACGGGCGCATTGCGCACGGCCTAACACCGGTTCTCACGATGTGCGCAGCTAACGCCATCGTCAACAGAGACCCGTCCGGAAACCGGAAGCTAGACAAGCAAAAAGCTACCGGTCGTATCGACGGTCTTGTCGCTATGGGCATGGCATTCGGAGCAACGGTCCTCGCAGCTAGCGACGTTGAGCCCGAGCGCACCTATCAATTCTTCGTTTTGTGAGGGTTCGATAACCACCAAAGCATTTTCCGCGATCACCATCAAAGCGCTCCGCGAGGACGCGCGCGAAATCGAAGGGATCGCATCAACGCCTGCACTCGACCGGGTAAAAGACATCGTAGAGCCTCTGGGCCTTACGTTCGCCCCAGACGCCCCGCTTCTCCTTAATCACGACCACTCCCAGCCCGTAGGCACCGTTCAATTCGGTACGCCGTCAGCAAATGGCCTCCCGTTCAAAGCAACGATTGCCAAGGTAGACGAACCGGGCATCGTGAAAGACCGCACGGACGAGGCATGGCATAGCGTCAAGAGCGGCCTTATCAAAGGCGTCTCCATAGGCTTTCAGCCACAGGAGTACGAACCGTCCGGCGTTGGGAAAGGTATCCGCTATACCAAGGCGTCAGTACACGAACTCTCCCTAGTCGCCATTCCGGCAAACCCAGACGCCGTTATCACGGCGTTCAAAAGCCTCTCCATGTCCGACCCTGCAACGTCAGCGGAAGGAACTACCCAGGGCGAACCCGCAGGCGAGCCGCCCGCAACGCCTGTCGTGAAAACCCCTCGTTCGGTCGCAATCGACCTCTCCTTTCGTTCATTTCAATAAGGATTCCTTACGCATGACCATTGCAGAAAAGATCAAGCAACTCCAAGCACGCCTCCAACAAGCGGAGGCAGCACGTAACAGCCTTGTCGCAAAGTCGGTTGAGGAGGATCGTTCGCTGACCGACGACGAAGTAAAGCAGTACAACGACTTTAGCGAAGAACTCGACAAGGGTGCAAAGGAGCTTGTACGCCTCCAAACCGTTGAAAAGTCGCTCGCGTCGCAGGCGGTCGCCGTACCGCGTCAAGAGACCGACATCAAAGTTACGGACAAGTCGGCCGTGTCGGTCACGACCAACGCGCCGAAGGGTTCCGCATTCACTCGTACCGCGATGGTCCTGGCGAAGTCGAACGGCAATCTTGCCGTGGCGAAGATGCTCGCGGAAGAACACTACAAGGATGACGCTGTTGTAAACGGCATCATCAAGTCCGCAGTGTCGGCAGGCTCGACGCAGGTTGCGGAATGGGCGGGCAACCTGATTTATCCCGAAACCTACGCGGGCGACTTCATCGAACTCCTGTACCCGCAAACGATCCTCGGCCGCCTGAATCTCCGGAAAGTGCCGTTTAACGTGCGTATTGCTGGTCAGAACGGCGGTACGACGGTCGGCTGGGTCGGTGAAGCAAAGCCCGTCCCGGTTACGTCGGCGAAGTTCAACGCCATCTTCTTGACGTGGGCGAAGGTCTACGCGATTGCCGCGTTCTCCGACGAGCTCATCCGCTTTTCGAATCCGGCAGCGGAAGCACTGGTGCAGGCCGATTTGCTCAAGGCTACGGCGCAGGGCCTCGACCACACGTTCATCAGTAACGGTGCAGCCGTTGCAAACGTTTCGCCGGCGGGCATGCTCAACGGTGTATCCGGCGTGAAGGCGAGCGGGAGCGAAGCTCCGCACCTCATCGCGGACATTCAGACCCTTACCGCTCCGGCTATTGCAGCAAACCTCGATTTGTCGCGCGCTGTCCTGGTCATGTCGCCCGCACGGGCGCAGGCAATCGGCGCGATGCGTAACGCTCTGGGCGCGAAGTATTTCCCGGACATCAGTAAGGCGGGTGGCACGCTGGAGAACTACCCGGTCATCACGTCGAACAACTGCCCCGGCGATCAAATCGTGTTCTTGATTCCGGACGAGGTTTACCTCTCGGAGGACGCAGGGCCGCAGATCGACATCACCCGCGAGGCGTCGATCATCATGGACAGCGTCCCGGAAAACGCAACGTCGGCCCCGGTCTCGATGTTCCAGAACAACATGGTCGCCGTCCGTATCGGTCAGTTCATCAACTGGCAGAAGCGCCGCAACCTCGCGGCAAACGTCATCACTGGCGCTACCTACGGCTCGACCACTTCGGCCTAATCTCGCGTGCCCCGCTTACGCGGGGCTTCCCTAATCACCTTCAAGGAGGGCTATGTCTCAATTTGTCACGGTGCAAGCCGTAAGGGACGCACCGCTACACCCGCCGATCAAGGAAGGCGAAAAGCGGACGCTGGCAAAGATGGAGGCTGACTTTTTAATCTCGCTGGGATGGGTCAAGCTCGCTCCCAAACCCGGCCGCCCGAAGTCCCAAACTAAGGACGCTGAATGAGGGTATTCGGCTGGGACGTAACAAAGGCGCTCAAGTTCAAGAAGCGTCCCGCCGCATCTGTAGGCGCTTCTGCAATCGGTGCACCTGGGTCTAATGGCTACATCCGCGAGCCCTCCATGGGCGCGTGGCAAAAGAACCAGGCCCTCACGACGCGAGACGGCATGCTGGCAAGCTCCGCCGTATTCGCATGTGTGGACCTTATCTCGTCTGACGTTTCGAAGCTGCGTATCAAGTACGTCAAGTTGACGGACGGCGTATGGCTCGAATCCAGCGCACCGCGCTTCACGACCGTACTACGCAAACCGAACCAATATCAAACGCGGCAGCAGTTCGTTAAGGCTTGGCTTGCGAGCAAGCTCACGCACGGCAACACTTACGTTTTGCTCAATCGGAACAGCATGGGCGGCGTCGTCTCAATGGACGTTCTCAACCCGAAGTACGTTGTTCCTCTCGTTGCGCCCGAAGGTTCGATCTTCTATCAGGTCACGATGTCCCCGCTTATGGTCACTCCGTTGGAGACCTTCGTGGTTCCCGCGCGTGACATCATCCATGATCGGGGTATCACGTCGTGGCATCCGCTCGTAGGCATGACGCCGATTGCAGCGTGTGCGGGTTCGGCTGTTCTCGCCAGCAGCATCACGAACAACTCCGCCGCGTTCTTCTCCAATGCGGCCCGCCCTTCCGGCGTGCTGTCCGCTCCGGGCGCAATCTCTGAACCGACCGCCCAGCGGCTCAAGAAGCAGATGGACGAGTACAGCGGCATGGGCGCAGGCGGTACGCTTGTTGCCGGTGACGGCCTTGTGTACAACCCCATGACGATGACCGGCTCCGACGCGCAGACCGTCGAACACCTTCAATGGACAGCGCAAGACGTGGCTCGTTGCTTCCACGTTCCCGGCCATAAGATCGGCTTGGACACGGGATCGCGTACTGCGAATAGCTCGGCAATCTACGAGGCGATGTATTACTCCGACTGTCTGCAAGCCTACCTTGAGGCTATCGAGCTACTGCTAGACGACGCGTTCGGTGTACCCGATACGGTCGGATTCAAGTTCGATACGTCTGGCCTTATGCGGATGGACGAAGCCGCAATGTTGTCGGCCAACGCGCAATCGGTCGGTGCCGGGATTATGGCCCCGAATGAGGCGCGTGCGCGGCAGGGTCTCGCACCGAAGGAAGGCGGCGATACACCGTACATGCAGCAGCAGAACTACGCTCTTTCAGCACTGGCGGGGCGCAAGCCGCCCGACGAGGCAGCACCGCCGGCCAGCAAGCCCGCCGAGTCAGAGGAACAACCGCCAGAGGAGGAAGCCGCTACGGCCGATGAGTGACCTAATCACACTCGCGCAAGCAAAAGCACAACTGCGGATCACGGACACTGACAGCGACGCGGAACTTACTAGCCTCGTCTCAGCGGCCAGCGACATCGTCGTGGGCTACCTCAAAACGGCGGAGGCAGCGACGTACACGGCGGACATCGTACCGCCGCGCATCCGCACCGCCGTTCTCTTAGTCCTCGCCTCTCTCTATGAGGATCGCGAAGGGGCAAACGACCCGATTGGCCCCGCAGTCCAATCACTTCTCATGCGCGACCGCGACCCGGCCCTAGCATGAGGACGATTCCCTCCCGCCCGTCGCGGCGTGTCGTAACCGGAGTCCGCGCGGGTACGCTTCGCAACAGGGTATCACTCCAGCGGCGCAGTTCCGGCCGCGACCCCGATACAGGTCAAGAGATAAACGCCTGGACGGAGTACGCGTCCGTATGGGGCGCAGTCCTCCAGATCAACGGGAAGGAACGAATCACGGGCGGCACGTCGGTAGACATCGGCTCCGCAAGTATCCGTATTCGATATCGCGAGGACGTTACGAACGGCGACCGCGCAGTAGCCCAAGGCGTTGTATTCAACATTGCATCCGTCCTGCTGAACGTTGCGTCTCGCGAGTACACGGACCTCGTATGCACCGAGAACGCTAACGATGGTTGAGCCCATCGTCTACAAAGCGATCGCCTCTCTCGCCTCTGGGCAAGTCTATCCCGATGTGGCTCCGGCCGGAGTCTTGGCCCCGTGGATTACCTATCAGGCAGTAGGTGGGCAGGACTTCACGGGCCTGGACAACAAGCTACCCGACAAGGAGAACGCGCGCGTACAGCTCAGCGTGTGGGCGAAGTCGCGCAAGGAAGCCGGACTACTCATGCGCCAGATCAAGAAAGCCTTGGTCAACCCAGAAGTTAAAGCGGTGCCCATAGGCAGCCCCGTAAGCTCATTCGAACAGGACACCCTCCTCTACGGGTCGTCTCTCGATTTCTCCATCACTTATAGGACTACAGACTGATTGTCGACAACTACCTCGACCGCCATTGAGGCACAAGGAACTAAGCAAGAGTACAACAGCGGTACGGACGCCGCGCCCGTCTGGAAGGAAATCGCCAACGTAACCGACGTTAGCGGCTTCGATGGTGCGGCGAACATGATCGACGTGACCAATCTCAGCAGCACGGGCAAGGAAAAGCGTCCGGGTCTCCAAGACTGGGGACAAGTCTCGCTCGCACTCAACATCAACCTTAAAGAACCTTCGCACGCGGCGCTGCTCGTTGCCAAACAGAAGCGCGCACGCACGCAGTTCCGAACAACCTTATCGGACGGTACGGCGTTCGCCTACGACGCTTACGTGAAAAACTTCCCCGTGTCCGCGAAGGTCGATCAAGTTGTATCCGGTACGGTCAGCCTCGAAATTACCGGCGATATCACGGTAACGATTGCTCAATAGCCACACTGAGGAGATGGTACGGCTCGCAATGGAAGAAGTCCAAGCGAACGCCGTCCCGATCATCAACGCACTCATTCGCGCGGCGCAACGCGCGCCCACTCCCGCCGTCTGCAACTTTGAGGAAGGCTGCGAAAGCTGCCAGTAACGCATGAACAAAGAACAAATTTTCGCGGCCCTTGCGCCGTTGGTCCACACGGAGTCGATTAAGGCACTCGACGGGGCAACGCTCCACTTCAAGGAGCTGTCCGGCACCGCCCGCGATGGCCTTTACAATCAAATCAGTCAGGACGATAGCAACAGCAACTACGAGGCTGTACTCATCGCGGCCACCGTCGTAGACGACCGAGGCGAAGCTGTATTCACTGAGGAGGACGTTCAGACGCTCCGGACGTGCCGTGCTCCCGCCTTGGAGGAAATCTCGCGCATCGCCATGCGTGTGAACAAGCTTGGTGCTGAGGCTCAGGAAGACGCAGCAAAAAACTAAGGAGCAACCCGGAGCGGCTTATGTGGTTCCGGGTTGCCAAAGAACTAGGAATGTCCGTGAAACGGGCACAAGCCGAAATATCGAGCGCAGAGTTCGGCGAGTGGATCGCGTATTTCTCTATCGAGCCTTTCGGCGACCGGATCGCAGACCTACGCGCCGGGACGATCGCAAGCGTAATTGCAAATGTGAACCGCGCGCCGGACGCGCCGCCTACCAGCCCGAACGACTTTACACCCTGGGTAGCTCAGCAGGGTACACGCAAGGCGCAACGCAGCGCGGAAGAAGTCGCAGCCTCGTTCGGCGTCAATCTCGCGGAACTCAAGAAAAGTGGCACAAGGAAAACCGTACTCCGTAGAGAATCCAAGCGCTCTAACTGACGCAATCTCGAACCTCGGCGAGACGTTCTCGGAGTCGATCTTGCGCCGCGCAGCGGCAGCCGGAACAACCGTGTTCAAGGACGAGATCGCGTTGCGAGTCCCTAAAGATTCGGGCGACCTCGCCGAAGGTTTAACCGTTGCTCACGATCAGGAGGACAGCGTAGCGGGAAAGATCGCTACGTATCTTGCCCTATTCGTCGGCGACACCCGACCAAAGGGCCCACGCCGCAAAAGGGTTTCGCGTCGCGCTCTCGCGGGGTGGCTTGAAAATGGAACCTCGAAGATGCCTGCACACGCCTTTGTTCGGCCCGCATTTGAGGCCGTGAAGCAGCGTGCGGTTGACCGTGCAAACGAGGTTGTGCTTGCGGCGCTCAATAAGAAAGGAGGTTCGTGAGCGTAAGCAACAACAATACAACCGTTAAGTTCTCGGTTGACGCATCCGGCGCGGAAGCTGGAATCAACAAGCTCAAGTCCGCTAACGCCCAACTCAACGCCTCGCAAGACGAGGTGAGGCGCAAGCAAGAGGCCGTAACGAAGGCGATGCAGGAGGCCGCGAACAATGGCTATAACCTGACCGCGCGCGAAGCAAAGAAGCTTGTCGATCAATACGACCGCCTCCAGCAAACCGCAGGCAAAACGCGGCTGGAGATGCTGAATCAGCAAGCAGCGTCGCGCGGCGTTACGAGGGCGTTTGCGGAACAGGCGGCGGCAATCGCAGAAGCAGCGAAGCAAACCCACTCGTTCAGTATCAACAATTCTGCGGCGCGTCGAGAAATGCTTGTGCTTGCTCATGAAGCGTCGCAAGGACAGTGGAAACGCTTCGCCGGTTCTATGCTTGTCATGGCGGAAGCCTCCGACGCCCTAAGTCTCATCATGTCCCCGCTCGGTCTAGGACTTTCTGCCGCTGCGGGCGCAGCCTTCCTATTTGGTAAGCAGCTATACGAGGGCTATCAACAGGCCGAGGCATTCAACAAAGCCATTACGGCGACGGGCGGGTACCTGGGCCTGTCTTCAGAGCAAATGGCGATTATGTCGAACCGCCTCCGCGACGCGCATACGTCGCTGGGTGACGTTCGGGAAGCAATGGCGGCGGTTGCCGCTACAGGCGCGGTAACAAGCGACAATCTCGCGTTGGCAACACAAGCGGCGCTCGCCATGTCGTCCGATATCGGGATCGGCGTGGACAAAGCCGCCGAGTCTCTCGCAAAGATGCAGGACGACGTGCTCAAGTGGGTCGCCGAATACCAGAAAGCGCATCACACGTTCAACGCCGCGCAGATCGAGGAGATTGAGAACTTCGTCAAGGCAGGTGACAGGGCCGGCGCATACAAGGCGGCCCTTCGCGATCTTGTCGGCGCACACGCAGTTGTTGCCAAAGAAGCAGAGCAGCAGCTCGGGACCATCGGCCGAGCGTGGCATTGGCTCGCGGATGATGTCAAATGGACGATTGCGCAACTCCAGAACATCGGCGTTCCATCCGGGACCATTCAAAAACTCCAAGAGCAGACCGCAGTTGTTCAGCGGCTGCACAAGTCGATCCAGAACGACTCTGTAACGCGCGGGAATCGTGCCGCAGTATCCGCATCCGTGATCGATGCGCGTAAGCGTGAACTGGCGGCAGAACTTTCCAAACTGAACGTCCTACGCGCGCAGCTGGACACTGAGTCGAAGCTCCGCCAACAACGAGAGAAAGACGCAAAGTCTGGAGACGCCGCCGCCCGCGTCGGCGAGTACCTGCGGTCCAACAAGTACGCTACGCCAAAGCAAAAGCACCGCCTGGAACTACAGGAGGAAAACGAGGTATTCGCGAATGCGACACGAGACCTCGATAAGAATTCCCAGAAGTACGCCGACGCGCTCAAGCGGCATCAAGACAACATCTCGCAGATCAATGAGCAGTATGCGAGCAAGACACGAAAGCACACAAGCGAAACCGGCCTCAACGCGGAGCTTGCACGACTTGCCGGACAGAACCGCCTGATTGAGGCCGAGACGAAGCGATCTGAGTCCACGCTCAAGGCTCAACGCGACGCTGGCCTGATTGATTCAGAGACGTACTTCCAGCGCCGACACGACATTCAGGCAAAAGCACTCGATCAACAAATCACGAATGCCAAGCAGCGCGCGGATATCGCATCGGCCAAGAAAGAAAAGTCCGTGTACGAGACGGCGAATGCCGAATATCTCCGGCTCGCGGAAGAACGGAAGAAGATCGACACGGACCTCACCGACGCTCTCGCAAAGACTCAGGCCCAGCGGGCGGCGAATGTCGCGAAGTTCTCCCAACAGGAAGCCGCAGCGCTCGGCGCGCAACTCAATCAGTATGCTGACGCATTCAATACGCGGAACATGCTGGCTGATGAGAAGGCCGCATATGAGGCTCGTGCCGCTCTTACGCGAGACTATGAGCGTAAGATCGCTGCGCTCGGGGAGCAGTACAGCGGCCCCGCCGCAGATCAAAAGGAATACCGGGACAAGGTGCGCGTCGCTGGGGAAACCTATCGGAAGCAAACGGAAGCATTTGAGGAGAACCTAACTCGTCAAAACGCGATCCGGGAATCGTTCGGGGAACAGTTCAAAAAGACCTACGCTGACCTCGTTGGCTCGTCGCAAACTACGGCCGAGGCTGTCGCGAGCGGGTTCCGCAGTGCGTTCGATTCCGTTGCGAGCGGCCTAGAAACGTTCATTACTACCGGAAAGGCAAGTTTCAGTGCGTTCGCAACGTCGGTTCTCGCAGACCTTGCAAAGATCGCTCTACGCCAAGCCGAGATTGCCACGTTCCGGGGTCTCGCCGATTCGTTCTCTTTCTTTAGCGAAGGTGGCCCGGTGCTGCATCGTGCAGGCGGCGGGCCTATCAGCGGCCCCGGTACGAGCACAAGTGACAGTATCCCGGCGATGCTTTCGAACGGCGAGTTCGTGATTAACGCGGCGTCCGCCAAGAAGTATCGCAGCCTGCTTGAGCAGATCAACGCGGGACACATCTCGCATTTCGCGACAGGGGGTGCTGCTGGCTCGCTCACGCCGTCACCAGCCGCCGTAGATACAAGCTCTCCTGTCAACGTAGAGGTTCATAACCACGGAGGTGGAAGGCTCACCGAGCAAGACGCGAAGGAGCTACAGCAGTATGTGCAGGCATGGATCGATATGCGCATGGAGCAACGTATGCGCGAGCAAGGAGGGTTTGCATTCCAGATGAAATACGGACAAATTTGAGCGATAGCTTACCGGTTTTCAATTGGGTTCCGCAGGTAGGCACGAGCGGGACAACGAGATTCGACGTGTTGAACGCGCAGTTCGGCGATGGCTACAGCCAGACGGCGGTCAACGGCATCAACAACGCGGCGGACGTATGGCCCGTATCGTTCTGCGACTACGACGATACCGTCGACGCAATTCACGCGTTTCTACGAGAGACGAAGGGCGCACGGCGCTTCAAATGGACCCCGCCCCGCCGCGCCCCAGGCCTGTTCCTGTGCGACCCGCAAGGCGTGACCCGTCGATTCGAGGGTGGGGGCATCTCCACTCTAACCGCGACATTCAAGGAGGTATTCTAGAATTTGACAGTTCTTGAGCGTGTAAACCTCGGCTCGGAGCCCGATGGTAAAGGAGGCGATACCACTCGCTCAGCGTTCAATAAGCTGAACGCGGACCTCGATGTGATCGAACGAACTTGTTCCCTCGATATGGCGTTCTTGAACGACAGTGCCGATTTGACGCCAGCACATGTGGGTAAAAGATTCGGACTACGGATCGCTGATGCTGGAAAGGTAATCGGGTTTCCGCTCGCGTCGTCTGTACCGCCGAACTCCTGCATTCATTTGTTCAACGTTCAGGAACGGGTCGCGATCAAGTTTCAGGCCGGCGACCTGTCTCAACTGAACGTACTGAATACCGGCGACTGGGTAAAGTACGTGTCGGACGGTGTGAAAATCTGGCACGTCGCGGAGCGCGGCAAGATGATGTGGGATGAGGCTGTCGGCGGCAAGTTGTCAGTCAGCGGCGCGCTGGATACTGGTGGTGATCTATCGGTTGCGCATCAGAGCGACGAAGGGCACGTTGTACTAGGCAAGATGCCCGGCTATCTCTACGGCAACAGTGGCTCGGTGGGTTGGTGGTCTTCAGATGCCGGAGGATCGTACCAATACCTACTCAGCGACCATACGTTTCGCGTCAACGACGAGGTAGTCGCGGTATGCGACAAGGGGAACGCCCTTCGATTCGACTGGGGGAAGAAGACCGCCGGCCAGCTCGGGGCGACGGTCGACGGCAAATACCTGGGCTATCTCTGGCACAGCGGTAATCTTGCCCAGCCGATGACGCTTGACACGCCGCAGTTCGTTGGGACAAAGAAGACGTTCACGCAGGCACAGGAGATCGCAGTCGGTGCAACAGGGCTTCATACGCAAGCGTCGCTGTACCTGAACGGAATGGGCGGTCTCAGCTATCTCGGATTCTCCGGGCTGAACAACACCGTTGGCGCTCAGCTTCGGATTTCCAGCAACACCTCGGTCGCTGAATTGCAGTGCGTCAACTACAACGCTACGACATTCGGTGTGTTGACAGCATCGAACTTCAATCAAGCGTCCGACCGTGCTTTCAAATCCGATATCCAAACGCTTGAGAACGTAATGGCGCGGCTGCGCGGTAAGCGGGGCGTGACGTATCTACCAAAAAGCAGTCCGGGCGCAGGGCGACAGGCTGGCGTCATCGCAAACGAGTGGCGGGATTTCCCTGAACTGCTCGGCGAGGGGCCGGAGATCGATGAGGACGGCGATTTCATCGTGCGTCAGTACGATGAGAGCGGCAAGGAGATTTTCGGCGAGGGCGGGCCTCCGAGCGCGCGGCCGTCGCTGACCTTCCGTTACACGAATGCAGTCGGCGTACTACTCGCGGGTTTACTCGAAACGGACGCCGCGCTCCAAAGCGCACTTAAGCGTATTGAGGCACTGGAGGCTAAGCAGTGCCAATAGCTGCGGACGTTCAGCAGTTAGACCCAGGCGACCGCGTTGAACTCTATGAGGTAGACCTTACCCACCTTGGCGGCGACGTTCTGCGCTACCACGCACACCTACAGAGCGGGCCGATTCGATGGGGCGGCAACGACTACCAACCTTGGCCTATATCAGCATCCGGATTCGCGCGATCAGGCGGCCAAGCGCAGCCCTCCCCTACTCTTGTCCTTTCCAACGTGGACGGCTCGCTGTCGGCGCTTTGCGTTGCTTTCGAAGACATGGTTGGGGCTCGGGTCAAACGGCTTTGGACGCTCGCCCGTTATCTCGACGGACAACCGGACGCAAATCCCGAAGAAGTGACCGCCGTAGAGCTTTGGAAGATAGAACAGCGGACCGAAGAGACACCCGTTTCCGTCACGTTCAAACTGTCTTCCGCTCTCGACTTCACGGGCGTACAGTTACCCGCGCGGCAGGTGCAAGCGCCCCTGTGCAACTTCGACTATCGCGACCCAGCCATGGGCTGTAGTTGGCAAGGCGTCATGTTCTTTGACAAGCACGACAATCCAGTAGACGACCCCGCATTGGACGTGTGTAGCAAGCGCCTGTCTGGTTGCAAATGCAGATTTGGGGAACACGCGATTCTCCCTTGGGGCGGCTTCCCGTCTGCGGGCCGTAACGGTATCGGATGATCGACCAAGAACTAAGAGAAGCAATCAGCGCACACGCGCTCACGGAGTACCCGAAGGAATGCTGTGGCCTTGTGGTGAGGGGCAAATACATCCCGTGCCGCAACGTCGCGGCTGACCCGTTCGCAGACGTTGCACTCGCCCCGGAGGACTTTGCGGCGGCAGAAGATATCGGGCCTATCGAGGCGTTCGTTCACTCGCATCCAGGATCAACGGCCGAACCCACGCAAGCAGACCTCACGGCATGCGAGAACGGCGACGCCCCCCTCTGGATCATCGCTAGTCTCGGGGTTCAATCAGACGGCACAATCGCCGTTGACGATTGGTGCGAGTTCCGCCCGAAAGGCTACGATGCCCCGTTAGTCGGCTGCGAGTTCTCACACGGCGTCAACGACTGCTATGGGCTAGTTCGCCGATGGTATCGGCAGCGGCGCGGAATTGTCCTCCCGGACTTCCCTCGCGACGGTAAATGGTGGGACGACGGCAAATCAGACCTCTACACCACAAACTACCCTCAGGCGGGATTCGAGTCTATTCCGAACGACCGTGAGCCAGAGATTGGCGACGTAGTTCTGATGAAGATTCGCAGCCGCAACAATGTCCCGAATCACGCTGCCGTGTACGTAGGCAACGGGAAAATCCTTCATCACCTTTGGGGCGAACTATCCAGACACGATCTACTCGCCCGCTATCGCGAGTACGTGACCCATCTACTTAGGTATCGAGGAGGCAACGAATAGAAGCAGTTCGCGACATCCGCCTGCATGGCGCGCTAGGGGCGAAATTTGGCAGACACCACCGGTATGTAATTAAGAGCCCACGCGACGCAATTAAGGCTCTGTGCTCTATGGTCCGTGGCTTCGAGCGCGAACTCATGACAAGCCGCGATCGCGGTATTACTTACGCGGTTTTCGTCGGCAAGCGGAACATCTCAGAATCGGAACTCGCGTACCCGTCCGGCGACGCGTCGGTACGCATTGCGCCAGTGGTATCGGGCAGTAAGGCGGGCGGTCTATTCCAGACCATCGCCGGAGTAGCCCTCGCCGCTGTCGGCGGCGTAACCGCCTTTCTCGGAAACCCCTTCTCCGGACAAATGATGTTGTTAGGCGCGTCGATGGCTCTTGGCGGCGTTGCTCAAATGCTGTCGCCCCACGCAACGGCGGCGAACGGTAGCAGCAACAGGAAGCAGTCCTACTATTTCAACGGGGCCGAAAATGTAACCGCGCAGGGCGGTCCGGTCCCGCTCATATACGGTCGTATTCGTGCGGGCAGCACGGTAGCAAGCGAGGGAATTACATCATCGGATCGATGACATTGATTCGAGGAAGCAAGGGGGGCGGAGGCGGCAGCGCCCCCACTGAGGCAGACGACACACTCAGCAGCACTGCATACGCGCAGATTCTCGACCTCATTTCGGAGGGGCCGATTTTTGGCTTTCCGGAGGGTAAGAGCGCGGGTCAATGTATCTTCTTCGACGGGACACCGCTCCAGAACGACGACGGTTCGTATAACTTCAAGCTCAAGCAATTCGATTACCGTCTCGGGTACGTAGACCAAGATTACATACCCGGTTTCGAAAGCTCGTCGTCAGAGAAGCAGGTAGGCGTATCCCTTACCGCCTCCTCTCCGTGGTCGCAGACGATCACGAACATCGACATCAACGCCGTGCGTGTGACTCTCGGCGTCAACGCACTATCTAAGACGGATACCTCAACGGGGAACGTCACGGGTTATCGCGTTGCATACCAAATCCAGCTATCGAAAGATGGCGGCTCGTTCACTACGGTACTCGATACTGCGTTCGATGGGAAAGCGAGTTCGACCTACACGCGCTCCCATCGAATCGAACTCAGCGGCGCAAAGTCACAATACACCGTTCGCGTTGTTCGACTAACCCCGGATGCAACGACGCAGTACGTTCAAGACAAGACGAATATCGTCAGCTATGCAGAACTGATAGACGCGAAGCTCCGATACCCGTTCAGTGCTCTGGTTGCTCTGATGCTGGATGCAGAGCAGTTCTCTAGCATGCCTGTACGTTCCTACGACGTGAAAGGCTTGCTCGTGAAATACCCAAGCAACTACAACCCGCAGACGAGGCAGTACGTCGGCGTGTGGGACGGAACCTTCGTTGGCGGCTGGACGGATAACCCCGCATGGATCTTTTACGACCTCGTGCTCAACAAGCGTTACGGGCTAGGCAAGTATGTAGACGCGACGATGATCGATCGCTATGCGTTGTATCAGATTGCTCAGTATTGCGATGTTCTGGTCTCAGACGGCAAAGGCGGCAAGGAACCGCGCTTTACGTGCAACTGCGCAATCACCTCCCGAGCGGATGCTATCAAAGTCTTGCAAGACCTCGCGAGCGTGTTTCGCGGCATCGCCTATTGGTCGGCGGGAACTGTTGTTGCGTCGTCCGACATGCCCAGCGACCCCGTGTATGTCTATACGGCTGCCAACGTCGTCAACGGCCAATTCAAGTACGTCGGCAGTTCGCTTAAGTCGCGCTACACATCGGCGCTCGTAACGTTCAACGACCCCGACAACGGATACAAGCAGACTGTCGAATACGTAGAAGACGCGGAAGGTATTCGAAGATACGGGCTCAACAAGGCCGAAGTGACCGCCTTCGGTTGCACGAGTCGATCCCAGGCACAACGCGTCGGCCATTGGCTGCTCCTCACGTCCCGCTACGAGACGAACGCGGTTACATTCAGCGTCGGGATGTATGGCACGTTAGCGCAGCCGGGGCAGGTAATCGCGATTGCTGACCCGTCGCGATCAGGAAAGAGAATCGGCGGGCGTATCAAGCAGGCCGCATCCAAGGGGACGGTAACACTCGACCAAGCTCCGGAAGGTGCCGCGCGCGGCGACCGCTTGACGGTAGTCACGCCTAACGGAATGGCCCAGTCTCGCGCAGTTCAGTCCGTTAGCGACTCGATCGTAAGCGTACAGCCCGAATTCGACGTGCAGCCCGCTCCCGGCGCGGTATGGATGCTGGAGACGGCTACTCTCAAATCGCAGCTTTTCCGGGTTACCAGCGTCAGCGAGCGCGAAGGAATCACCTTCGAGATTTCAGCGACGCAGCATGAGCCAGGCAAGTATGACGCTGTGGACAACGGGGCCGCGATTGAGTACCGGCCAATCACCGGAGAAACCTTCAAGGCACAGCGCCCTCCGGCTAACGTCCGCCTCTCTCAGTTCGTCGTCATCGATCAAGGCATCGCCCGTACCAACATGACAGTTGCTTGGGATGCCGCTCCCAACGCAATCGCATACGTCGCGGAATTCCGCAGGGATAACGGAGATTGGATTTCAGCGGGTAGGACTGGCGGGCTATCCCTGGATGTAGGCAACATCTACAGCGGGCGTTACGTTGCACGCGTGCGCGCTGTCAACGCGCTAGACATCTCGTCACCCCTCGCGTACTCGCCGGAAACGCGCCTGAACGGGAAAACGGGTTCTCCGCCCCGCCCTGCTACGCTCGTCGCGACCACGGATCAGGTATTGTCGATCGGGTTGAATTGGTCATTCCCGCCGAACTCCGGCGACACGTCGTACACCGAAGTTTGGTACAGCACGACGCCACGCTTTGCGAATGCTACCCCGCTATCGCGGTATGGCTTCCCGACGAACTCGGCGAGCCTGCTGAATCTAGCGGCGGGCGCGTCGCTGTACTTCTGGGCGCGGCTTGTTGATACGTCCGGCAACATTGGTCCGTGGTATCCGGCGGAATCGGAACCCGGCGTGTACGGGGCGGCCACGTCGAACGCAACAGCAATTCTCGCGTACCTCGTCGGCAAGATCACCGATACGGAACTCTCCCAAGAGTTGCTCGGCCCGATCAAAGAGATTCCCGACATTCAGCAGAAGGTAACGGAGAACGCTGCGGCAATTTCTTCGGAGCGGCAGGCTCGGATTGACGAGAACGCCGCACTCGCCGGAAAGATCGATAAAGTCTCGGCTCAGATCGTTGTTCCCGACATGGCAGGCAGTTCGGGCGACCTCGCCGGATCGACAACGGTATACGCTGGAGTATGGTCGGAGCAATCCGCGCGCGTAGAGGCGGACCTCGCACTTTCTCGCCGAATCGACACGACGACAGCCCAGCTAAGCAACACACAGCACTCCATACTTTCCGCCGTTCAGACGGAAACCCGCGCGCGTGTAGACGCAGACAGCGCGCAAGCAGAACTCATCACGAAGGTACAGGCGAAGGCCGATGCAAACGCGGCAAACGTCGAGACCGTTGCGAAGTCATACGCGGACCTCAACGGCCGTGTATCGGCGTCGTACAACATCAAGACGCAAGTAACCGTAGATGGCCGCCTATACGTTGCGGGCATCGGTGTAGGCATCGACAACAACAACGGCCAAATCGAGTCGCAAGTCCTCGTAGCCGCGCAGCGATTCGCAGTTGTCGACCCGAACGGCCACACCGTGACTTCCCCGTTCGTGATTCAGGGCGGGCAGGTCTTCATCAATCAGGCGTTCATCGGCGCGGGCTGGATTCAGAACGCGATGATTGGCGACTACATCCAGAGCAACAACTATGTAGCGGGCCGCTCTGGTTGGAGGCTGGACAAGAGCGGATGGTTCGAAATCAACAACACGGACGGACAAGGAAACCGATTGAACATTGACAGTAACGGCTTGCGCGGCTTCGACGCAAACGGCACCCTGCGGTATCGACTGGGGTTCTACTAATTGTCGGTAGGTCTGCAAATCTGGGACGCCTCCGGGCGTCTCATTCTAGACGGCAAGTCACGGGCGGGGCGTGTCGTAGGTATTGTGCCTACTGGCGGGGTAGACGGGGGCATTGCAGCGGACATGTCGGGAGGAGAACCGTTCTGGGCCTTTATGCCCGAACAGCTTTTCTATCGTGTGTCCGGTGCGGAGCCCTCTCCCGTCGTTGCGATCAACGCCCGCGGCATTAGTTGGTCGTACAGCCCTAATTCAAGCGGCTCTAACGCATACACGCGTGTTCCGGGGTGGATTGTGTTCGGGGTGTATTGATGCCGGTCGGATTCCAAGCATTCACCGATACCGGGCTGTATCAGATCGACGGCAAAACGCCAAATTATCAGATGGTGCAAGCCATGTCCGGGCAGTCCGTAACCGGCACGCTCCGCCTCGCGTACAACGACGCCGGGAAGCCCTTTACCACCACGTTACCTAACGTAACGTTCACTTTCCGCGCAAACGCTGGGCCAATGTACGGTGTGTACGCGTCCGGCGGAATCGGCATAACGCTTTGGAGCGCCAAACGTAGCGATTCGACATACACACTGACATTCATTACCGAGCAGCCGTGTACGGTTTATCTGTTTCTGTTCGACCGGGTTCCGCCCGCTTCCGGTAATTTCGGACTACAGGTGTTCGATGCTTCCGGCTCCCTAATCGCAGACGCATCGAGACCGTTTCTGCGAGTGCTTGACGTGATCTTCGAGGACTATATGAACGGTGTTGGATGGACAGTCGGGGGCGCACCTTCGCCGCCGTGGCATTCTCGGTCGTATGGCGTGCCAGTGCTGATTTCCGCCATCTACTCCGTTCATCGAGCGTGGAGCTATGACCCGGGCGTAGTTGAGCTTTCTTCGATTCGCGTCGATGGTGGGAATGTGTCTTGGGGAACTGCACTTTACAACGGTGGGAGAACGCCGAATATTGCATGCTTTCGCGAGCAATACCACTCGCGATTCATGGTCCTAGATGCAACGGGCCTTGTGTAGTAGTCCATATCAAGGAGAAGATGGGAATTTTTCAGGAGGCGGCCGATAGCGCCGCCGCATCAGCGGCAAAGGTTGGAGCAGCTACCGGAACCGCACTATACGGGCTCACTGCCCTACCCCTGAGTAGCTACGCGGCTTTCGCTTCTATCGTGCTCTCTGTCTTCTACATCTGGGGCGCTCTGCCCCGAGTCGCGCGGACAGCCGTAGCACTCAAGCGAGGCTTGGTTGATAAGGACTGGTCCCTGTGGCGCAAGCTGGGCGACCAACCGACACCGAAGAAGGATGATTAATGGAGGGGATCGACCGGATTCTCGCGGCCCTGTTCCTCGTTGCCGCCGTCGTCGCAACGGGGACGGGCCTGTACGCAAAAGCGGAGCACGCGCGCGCGGAGGCGCTGCGAAAGGAAATCAAAGAGGTATCAAGCGAACGGGATGGGCTCCGGCGCGCGCTTGACGCACAGGCACTCGTGGAGAAGAAGGCCCAGGAGCGGCGCACGGCTTCCACACGCCGTTTGTCGGAGGCGGTCAAGGCCAACCCGGCGGCGGCGCAAGCCGTCGTCCCTGAGTCGATTTGGGAGGCAATCTACGGGGATGCGGATGCGGGGAAGTAAGGGAATGTTGGCCGTCGTCTTGGCGGCCCTGCTGGCGGGGTGTGCTGCGGGGAGTTCGGGAGGGATTCCGGACGCGTACTTGCAGGACTGCGCCCATGCGCCGAGACCGGCAGGGAAAACGGTGGCGGATTTGGCCCAAGCCTTGATTGACGAGCGGGCCGCGATGGAGGCTTGCGATTGGAGGGACAAAGCCGCCCTCCGGGCGTGGAAGGCGGCGACAATGAAGGGGCTTGGCTATATTGTTGCAAGTCGGCCCGCGATGCTCTCCGGGGTTTCTCGGTAGTACACACGGGCCAGCATTTTTAAGTCCGCATGACCGGAAATTTTCGATAGCGTTAGCACATCGACCTTGCGGGCGAGCCGCGTTAGGGCCGATGCTCTAGAGTCGTGGAACGTGAAACCCGACAACCCGCGCCGCTCGCGCGCTCTCCGGAACAGTGCGTCACGCGTCGAATCCGCTACGGTAAAGAAGTGTTCCCGGTCCAGCACTGGGCCGAGCAACCGCAACACATGGCGACTCAACGGAATGGCCCTCGGCTTACCCGTAAGATGCTGGGTCTTGTGAGACACACGGGCTACCCGACGCTCGATGTCCACGGTTCGCTTACCCAATTGCAGAATCTCGCCGGAACGCATCCCCGATCTAAGCGCGACCAGGAATGCAAGGGCGACCTCTTGGCTTAAGGACTGTGGAGCCTTCCCTGTTGTGTAGCCAAGCGCACGCAGGACCGGGCGCACTTCTTTCCAAGGGTCTATCAGACGATCACGCGGCGGGGAGTCTTTAGGCGGTCGCAAGCTTTCGAATGGGTTGCGTTTCGTCCATTTCCACTCCAGCCGCGCCAGCGTCCAAGCATCGCGATATATGGAGAGTTCGCGGAGTACCGTTGAACCCTTGACCGTCTTTAACCTGTCGTCGCGCCACTCGGCCAGATGCGGCGTGTCGAAGTCGTCCAACGGCATGTCGGCAAGGTGTGGGTAGTCCCGGATAAACGCGTTGATTCGATCAGTCTCATGCCGCTCTGTCGCCTTGCTAGGCGTGATCTTGTCTCGGTACTCGGTGAGCAATTCCCGAACGGTTCGACTTGAACCCGTCTCGACCTCTGCGCCGGCAAGTTGCGCCTCACGCGTGCGCCCCCAAGCAACGGCGTCTGCCCGAAGCTTGAAGGTCGCCCCATCTCGAACACCTTTGACACATACCTGTACGCGATACGATGTGCCTGTTTTTCCTTTGCGTTTTGTGATTGTCGGCAT